CCTTACCATGCTCGGAGGCTAAATCTACGAATGTTTTTTCTCCGGTAAGCAAGGCCGTCTTATTTGCATTTGCCTCCTTTGCAGGGTCTATCCACCGCTTAGGAGCTTTAATCCACTTGTGTTTTAGGTAGTTGTCCGAATTTGTTCCGAAGTGTTCTATAGTTAGCTTTCCACAAAGGTAAGCAGATGCAATAAAGCAGTCGTAAACCTCATCAAGGAAGGACTCGACTATCTCTATATCCTCCTGATAGGTCAGCTCATCTTCGATTATTCCTTGCCGTGCAGAGGAATAGTTACTTTCGCTCATGTCACGGCTCACAACCTCATAGGACACGCCTTGTCCGCTACCAACCATGCGCATTTGCTGCTTTACAAAGGCTGTAGCATCTACCGCTTGTCCTGTCGGCTGTACTGTTGCCACTTTATCTCCGCTGTTTAGGTACTGAATCATTCCGGGAGTTAAAGTCTTTCCTTGATAGTTGTATTTCTGCCCGTCAAACTCCTTGTTGCTTCTTCCTCCAGTTCCTGTCTGCGGAGTATCCTGTGTGATAAATACGGAAAGACAGGCAAGCACTCGTTCTTTAATGGCAATCGTGTTCAAGAACTCGTTGATATCACGGATTCTTGTAAGTGTTTGCGCCATATCGGACACTTCCCTCGCTTGCGAAGGTCTACTTTTGGAACACATAAAAATAACGTCCTTTGCCTCGTAATACTGGGCATCCAGGACGTTATAACCTTGAATATCGTATTTTCTTATGTAATACCCCACAGGCTTTCCGTATTGATTGTATTCAATACCGCCTATTACTCTGTTCTCCTTATTTCTAGGACTCATCACAGTAGTATCAAGCTCGTCTACCTCAATGGCCTGTAGTTGGAACGGAATAATACCATCGTCTGTGTGGCACTTGATAAAAATGATTCCTCCGTCTACCTTCTTTCTCGTGACTGCCATTCGTAGCAGCTGATTCAAAGACTGCTGCCCTGTAACATCACAGTTCCTAGCCTTTGTCCACTCATGCCACAAGGACTCTATTTTCTTATCCAACTCGCTTTTCCCGGTATTCGCTCTTAATCTGTATCCTGCTCCGACTACATTTCTTTTGTAAGCGCCCAGAATAGAGTTCATAATATCGGAATTGTTTTCCAAGTCTCTTGCTCTGGCTCTTACAATCTCCCTAGAACTGGATAATTCCATCTCAGCCGATTCAATACTCGCGTGCCAATTCGCATTGGCATTCTTGTAATTGGCCGCATCGTATGCTCTAGATGTTTCAATCGCATTCCTATACGCTTGTCGTTTATAGGCCGTCTTTGGAGATATGAAGCCTATTAAATTATCTAACCAATTCAAAGCGCTTACCTCCCATCGAAAACTGCTCTGTAAGTATCAGAAAACAGATTGCTGTTATCATCCTGTGCAACCAAACCCAAAAGGGATTTTTGCAGTCTCACAAGTTCAGTAAGGTTTGCTCTAGTAAGCATTCTTGTACCGATTTTGTAAGACTGTCCTCCTTCCAGTACAGACTGGATAGCCGTGTTTACTATCTGGAGCTGTTCTTTCGGAGAAACAAAGCTTAACTCTTTCTCTAAGTTCTCTTCTCTTTCATTTTCCATTTACCCTCCTAACCAATTTTCCTGCGGTTGAATCCAGTTATTTGACTGGTTATCGCTCGTATTGTTTTCTGCCTGTACTGTCTTAAGCGAAGGAACATTCCTTAAATGCTCGTATCGGATACCAAGAAGCTCCGCAGCTGCCATTGCATAAACCTCACAGTCTAAGTAATGGTTATCTAAGTGCTTTGCTTTTAACTTCCATACAGATTTAATACCTGTCCTTGTCTTTTCTGTTACTCGTTGCTCTGCTGTAATCATCTGTGAATATCGCTTGTCACAGCCTTTATAAACCATCCATGCACCGGTATTCTCTCCCTTTACCCTCTTCATACGGTTAGAGATTGAATCCTTGTACTTGTTACCATCCGTAAGAATGAGCTGCATTCCATTGAAATATCCTGTCTTCTCGATTTTTGAAATCTTAAATCTATCTAAAAGGTCATTACTTGCACCTTTTACAGGCTTTGCCCAGTCGGAATTGTTAATACAGAACTCCAATGTATCGTCTTGGTTATATCCACTATCTATAAGGCAAAGCTCTACAGCAAACTTTCTGCTGCCGTCCTCTGTCTCATAGATACGGTTCATGACTTTTTCTATATCTTCCCATGAAGCAACCTGTCCATGAGTGATATTCTGCGATGTGCTGTAGTCTCCCCATGCTCTTATTGTGTAGTACAAGGAGTTCTTCTGCACATCGACACCGCCAGTTACAAGCTTTGCCCAGTCCGGAACAATAAATTCTTCTACATCCGTCTGTGCATTCAGAACACTATCTTCTGTGATTCTTGTTTCTGCATCCTCCCAAGGTTCGGCAAGCCATGAATTGACAAAGTTCTGCAACTTCTCCGGGTCATCCTTGGAATCTAAGAACTCTTTTGCCACATCGCTCCACTTAATGAAGATTGAATACAAAGTGTTCATCCAGTAGGCAACCTTCTTTGCATGGCCAATTCCTCTTTTCCGGACCGTTCTCCATTCTCCATTTCTAAGCATTTTAGGCTTGTCACCATCTACTATCTCTGTTCCGCACTCTTGACAGTAATAATTTGCTGTATTCGCTCTATCCTCATTACTTAGGTTTTCATTCCCAGAATATTTGATTGACTTCATGGAAAGTTCAATCATTTCTCCGCAATGAGGACAGGGAACGAAGTAATGCTTTTCTTCCTCTGCGCTTTCTTTTAAATCCCATATATAGTTAGAACGGATTGTTGGCGTTGATGTTGCAAATATCTTCTCCTGTGGCTTATAGGTCTTTGTTCTTTCCTTTGCAAGTGAAAAAGGACTCGCCTCTTTCTTAGAAGCACCTCCCATCTTGTCTATCTCATCAAAAAACAAATACTTAATAGCTTTACTTGCTAGTTTAGAAGGTGAACCTGCTCCACGAAGATAGATATTCATTCCCCTAAGCCTTAATTCAAGCTCCTTAGACTGATTATCCAGGAACTTTCGGTTTATGGACGGTATAAGACGGAAAGCTGGCTTTATCCTTGCGTTAGACGTGTCTTTTGCTAAATCATCAGTTGGATATACAACCATTGTAGGTGCAGGACTCGTGTCTGCTATATAGCAAAGCATATTGATAAGTGCTTCTGTTCCTCCGACCTGTGTAGGTTTACAGAAATACACCTCTCTAACATAAGGGTCATTCAATGTGTTCATGATTTCACAAAGATAAGGTGTAAATGCATTGCTCCATTTACCACTAAGATTACTGGAATTATCCAGTACCCTCTTCTCTTCTGCCCATCTGGACACGCTATATACCTCTTCCGGTTGAAGAGTATTCTTGATAACCTTCCGGAACAGTCTTGCCGTCTTAGCTTTTACCTTACAGGCTTTCATACCAAACGGCATATTACTCCTCCTCTGCTAGTTCTTCTTCGTCTTCCCCTTCCTCTTCATCTTCTTCAATGTCCTCAATGATGGAAACTTTCCCATCTATCTCCTGTGGGTCATACTCAGACAGTTCGTCCAATGCTTCTCTTACCGATTTTGAAAGTGTGTTTATAATCTCGTTTACATCGGTCATACCTGCTACTTGCATGGCCATTTTTGTGGGAAGACCTTCTAATTTTGCTTTAAATGCCAGAAGCATTCCTGTAAGATACCGCTCTACATCCTTTGCAAGATGCAGTTCCCCTTTTAATTTCTTTAGCTTAAGCAAGCTTATCTGTTTTTTCACTTCCTCATGCTCTGCGGATACTTTTTCCTTGCTGATATTGGAACGTCTCCCAGTTTCCTCTTCAATCTTGAATCTGATGTACTCCTGAATACATTCCTCCAAGGAATATTTTTTGTTGTCATCGTTCGGGAACATGCCATAGTCTTTTCTTAAATTTCTTATTTGACGAGCGGTAAGTCCTAAACACCTAGCAAGCTCCTGTTGATTTACGACCATGGTATATTCACCTCCCTTCTTAGCACAAAAAAGAAGAGACTTCATCGGGGTGAGGATGAAATCTCTTCGGGCTTGGGCCGTTAGTGCACTATATATAGTGCTTTAGCAACGCATAAACACTATATCCAGTGTTATTATAAAGGTAAGTCTTAAATAGTCAAGTGTTTTTAAGACTTTGACGCACTTTTTTGTCTTTTTAATGCCGACTCTCTGTCAAGCACTAATTTTCAGGTCAAAATCATGTGCTATTTTGGTCGATTATGCACCGTGTATTCCACAATATTCCAAAATATAGTCTTGCTCTGCCAAAATACCACTGATTTTAGCCTATTTTATGCTGAATTTCTTATAAATTATCCATACACCGGAAATCTCAGATGGGAAGGAAATGTCATAAATTTTAATATTTTATAGCCAAAATTAGGGCACTTCCGCGACCCATACCAAAATATAACCGAACAGAAGTACCTTTTTATTCGGGCACGGCTCGACCTTTTGGAAAGCAAGACCTTACAAGGCTTTACATATACAAACGCTTGTACTTTTTTACTTGCTTTTCCTTAATAAAAGGCATAAAAAAGGCAAGCTTGACAGCTTGCAAGTACGAGAAAAAATCATTTTAAAAAAAATAGAAAAAAGGCATTGACATATCGTGCACGATATAATACAATAGTCTTGTAACCGAAAAGCGTTAATAAGAAAGGAGGTTAAAGCAATGGGAAAGAATAAAAAAGCTAAAAAAAGACTTTTATACTGGTTTACGGTAGCAAGCTTAATCACGGCAGCGATAGCTAATATCGTAAGCTGTATAAAGTCTCTTTTATAGTCCGATGCGGGGTCTAACCGCCCCGCTTTTTTTATTCTACCACCCAATGCAAAAAAGCACAATGAAAAAATTAGTTATCATACAAATCGCTTTACTTGTCGGCTTACTTGTGAGTAAGGAAAGCACAGCACTTAAATATATCGCTCTTACTTTGCTTTCCATCTCAATTTTCTTAAATGCCTTGCACTTGCTTAAAAAAATTTAGCTATGGCACAGTCGGCACAAAGTAAGGCTACACGCCTATATGAAAAAAAAGTCGGTCTTATATCAAGGTCGTATAAGCTAAAAAAAAGTATAGTCGAGGCTTTCAAAGAGGCTTGCGAAAAGAACGGCGTATCGCAGGCAAGCGTACTTTCCGCTTATATGGTAGAGTACGCCAGAGCAGCAGGCATAGAGCCAAAGGAAAAGTAAATTTTTTATAGCCGATACATCGGCGGAGAGGTGGAGTATATGACTTTCACAAGTAAAGAAGAAGTAAGAAGCGCATGGGATAGCTTAAAGGAAGAAGAAAAAGAGTATCTCTATAAGGCTTACGAAAAAGCAAAGGAGGCTTTGAGAGAAGAAGGGAGCGAGCCACGAGATATAGACGCTCTCGAAGCACTTGAAGAGTATGCGGAAGGTATCGGATGGGATAGCGACAGCGAAAGCGCTTTCGAGGACTTCACAGAAATAATCGAAAATTAAATAATTTTATGTAATATAAAAGCTATGGTGTCTCGCCATAGCTTTTTTCTTACCCTTTTTTAGCTTTCATGCCGTGCATGGCTTCCTTGCTATGCTACCACTCTGCCTCTGCTTTTATGCAAACATTAGTTTGCCTTTTACCTTTGGAATAGCCATACCGTCTTCTTTTGCCACCTCTAACCACTCCGAGATAACAGCTTCGGCGTTGCTTATGGCTTCCGCTCGTGTCTTTCCGTCTGCAAAGCATCCTTTTAGCTCCGGAACTTCTGCTATATATAAGCTATCCTCTTCGGACCAGTACAAAATAATTTCGTAATTTCCCATTTTTACCCCCTTATCAGCAGATTATTTTCAAATATGAACTTTCTAATTTGCTTTACTTGATACGCTTTAGCCATCTTTCCGTCAGGCTGAATGTTTATTATAGCCTCAATCTCTGTAAAAGAGTATATAAAGTGGTCGCCTTTTACTCTTTCTTTTCCTCCGATGGCTATTAGTAGCTTCTGTAGGTCTGCAAATTTTATATTGCTATCTTTATGCCCTTGCAGTATATCGGCTTGAATCTTTTTTAACTTGTCCATGCTCTACCCCTATTTCCTTCTATAGGATTTCCCCTGTTTCTTTATCTGCAAATTCAATCTTTAAATCACAGCCCAATTTTTCCGCTATAGTTCGCAAGTCAGATTCCCGGAAGTCGTCTTTCTTTAAAAGATTGCTAGTATTTTGTACCGATTTTCCTAGCAAACCTGCTAACTCCGTTATGCTCATATCCTTATATATGAGAATCGACTTAATTTTCTTCGCTACCATTTTAACACCCCCTTTATTTGTATCTACTATATAGTATATGAATAAATTTTACAAGCGAAAAAATAAATTGAAAAGTTGAAAATTATACTTGACACTTTAAATTATATAGTGTAATATTACACCAACAACAAGAAACGCACCGCCCACAGGGCAGAAAGAAGGTACAAGATGTTAAGTAATGAAGATAGTGTTTTCCTCATCTACAAAGGCAAGTTTACAACCTAAAAAATTAGAGATTTTTAGTAAATCCTCACCGCTGAACGAGTCTCTAAAAAATTTATTACTTAAGGCCTGTTTACTGATACCTAAGTGAGCGGCCAGGTCAGATAGCTTTTTACCTTTTAAAGCAAGGCTTGCTTTAATACTTTCTTTCATAAGTGTCACCTCCTATATAAAAGGATAATCACTAGTGAAAATAAAGTCAAGAAATAAATTAAAAAAATAATCAAAAAAGGTATTGACATATAATCAAAAAGATGTACAATATAATCACAAACAAAAAGCAATAAAGAAAGAGAGGTACAAAAATGAAGGCATTAGTAAAGACTTTAGTAAACGAATTAAACAACTTAGAAATTAGCTACTCTTTGGATTTGGAAAGCGATATTAAGGAGGCTTGCAGCAGTTTAGACATCGAGCCAAACGAGCATATAGCGGAGATAAAGGAAGCCTATAAGCATTGCACAGGTGAGGAGCTAAGCATTGACCACTTCACCACACAGGAAGAGGAAGCAGGTAAGCTTGATTATATGATGTGTTCACGCTTGAAAATGGACCTTGATTATTACTTAAATAACCAATTCGAGGAACGGCTTAGCAAGACACTTGACGAATTAAAATCTTACTACGCAAAGCTTCCGGAAGTTCCGGAGTGGCTCACAAGAGAGCAATTGGCAGAGTATGAAAAGAAGGTTGCTACCGCCATCGGATGCATAGGATAAGGGGGAAATTATGGCAAACATTATCAATTTTATGAGTTATCGGCTTAAAAAGTCTATGGACTTAGAAAAAGCCATAGCAATTTTGGAAAACGCCAACGCTTCCGCAAGGGAAGCAGAGGCGGAGGCACTAAGAAATATAAAATTCAAAATCGGCTCTTATTACAGAGAACCGCAACAATACACCGATGGCGACCCCCTCCAAAGGGAAGCTATCAAAATCATAAGAAGGACAACCAAAACAGTAACCTTTATATATATTCCACATCCAGGCATGGACGAAGAAATCTGCAAAGTTCTTACAAGAAAAGTACATACAGGAGACTATGGGGAGTGGCTACAGATAAGCAAGTTTACCCCTACCATCTCCGCATTCATATAAACCACTTAAGAAAGGACCTACACCATGAAAAAGATTACAGAACTAAAGGAAGCAATGCAAGCCTACATCAAAGCAAGCAAGGCTTGCGACAGAGCAGAGAAAGAAATGGTTCGCACGGAAACCGAAGAATCAGAAAAGGCTTTCGACCTATCCTATAAAGAAATGTTTACCGCTTACATGGATGTAAGCAAAAAGCTTTCCGATTTAATCGGCATAGGCGAAATGGAAACTAGGAAAATGGTTAATACCAAAGAAACCGAAGTTTTAGCACTCATTGAAAAACTAGGGGCTTGATATAGCCCCCTTACAAAAGAAAGGCGGTACAAAATGGAAAAGATTACTTTACAGGATATTGAGGAGTACATCCAGAGCGACTGCATTTGCTTAAAGGATGACGGCGGTATTACTTTTTACTTCGAGGACGAAGAAGGTTATTCATACAGCACTTACAGAAGTGATATTGACTTGAAAAAGTGGGGCTGTATCGACAAGAAAGGAGAATACAACACCGATTTCGACACCCTCGAAAACCAACACTTTAAGGAAATTTGCGAGGATATATTGAAAGAATACGAAGAAGAAAATTGCTAGGACGCTGTTGTAGATGGTAACAAGCAAAAAGAGGGGCATAGTTCTCCTCTTATATTTTACCCTTTTTTCGATTTATAGCTCTGCGGATTCGCCCTTTTGTAGCTTTCTAGTCGATATAGAAAAGCTCCGTTTGCTGTTTCTTTTGTAGTTCCTCCTGCGCCCTTTCAAGGTCCGCTATGGAGTCCGGGCTTACCCTTATTGCTCCGCCGAAAATATCTACTTTTACGCCTCTATCATCTTGTAGATAGTTTATATAACTGCCGTTACCC